AGTTCTATGGCGCGCGCGTCTTTATTATCTTCCTCTACAGTTCCCATAAGGAGCTCTTTGGAGATAATTGCTTCTACTGTCTCAACTTTTCTAACTTCTGCTTCTTTCGCGGTTCTCTCTTCCTCAGCGGTCTTGAATGCTTCAATTGTTTTTAAAGCATCATTATACTGGGATTCGATATCCTTGTGCGAAGCTTGAGCTTGTTCAAGCTGGGTACGTAGAGAAGCGAACTCGCGTTCAACAATATTCTCTGCATCAGACTTTACATTGGTTTCTTCTGTCATAGTTTCTACCTTTGTTGTTTTGTCTTCATTCTCACACTTTCCATCACACTCGCAATCGCTTCCACAANCACAGGGCTGATTTTCAGCGTGTAATTCACATTCCCCTTCAATAGTACATTCCTTGCAGACCGGGTCCATCTTTTCATTATCAATGAAACTTAATTCGGTGGGACGTATTTTGGTGGCATAATTGTCACCCATCACATCAACATCATTTGAAAGCCAATCAATACTGACATGAGTCATGTCCCCTTTCTTTACCTTGTCCATCACTTCTTGACCGTGTCCCGTTTTATTGGTTATGGTCGCATTCATTTTCACTGCTGTCTTTCCATTTTCCATCTCTACTACTTCGGGGTCAGTAGCCATGCCGATTAAATCCTCCGTAGTTCGTTGATGGTTAATGTAAATTGGAAGCTCCTGAAAAGCTTCTATATTACTCTTTAAAACACTAGGCTCTATATAAACCTTTTGTTGTTTTTCATCTGCTTCATACTCGTGAAGCCCAGATGTGATGGCAATAACGGGAAAAGAAGCAGTATCTATCCCACCATCGTCATTCATAAATGTCATATCTTCGCTATCTCCTATGGATAATGCGAATGACCTACTTATGGGTTCAGTGGATTTTACTTCTGCTGCAAATTCCCGCTCAACACCATTCTCATCAGCCCACATGATACACATGTCAGCTGCAAGCTCTGCGTGATTATCAAAACCACGTTTCTTTAATGTTTTTCCCACGGTCATTTTACATTTGTCGTAAGTCATTTTCTATCTCCTGTTGTGTTAGCGGAGGGTTTGTTACCCCTATTTGGTTTTCTAGCGGATTCCTCTTTCTTGTCCTGATTCTTACCACCAGAAATATTAGCATTCTTATCGCTGGGTCCCTCTGCGGGCTGCCCTGCTTTCTTTACGGCAACATCTTTTAGCATATCTAATTCTACCACACCTTCAGGGTCCAGACCACGCTCTTCCCTAACTTCTCCGGGTGATAATACTCCTTCGGAGAGATATATCATATCCGTCTTAGCTTTAGTGAATGCATCCGTAACATTAATCTGCCTAAACTTGAATCTAGCTTCTCCATCTTCTAGTAAGGGCATGAGTTGTGCGTTTAGTGCACCTTCTACCATAGTCTGTAAATAACGGACATATGGTTCAAAAATAGGACGCGCCCTTTCAGGTTCGGTCCACATTGTCTTAGGAACTTTCAGTGCCATATGAATCTTATCTAATATATCATCTGTATACTTTCCATATTCAAAGGCTCTCTGAGTTCCTTGTAATTCTTTAATAACTATATCGTTACCATGTATAATATCTTCGCCGGGCTCTAAGGAGTTGAACGCGTCCACCACTTCGTTAATTTTGTCAGGACCATAAGGCATATCGGGAAGTCCACAAGATATATCAAAGCGAGAAGAAGCATACTTGTTGAGAGCGGCTCCGACGTCTCGTTCTGCATAATCTTTGAGGTCAACCAAATAAAGAATGGGATGGATGTCAGAAAGGCCATAAGCGTAATCATCGAAGGGGTTGTTAAGTAGAGCGCAAATCTCTTCCGGTTCAAAGTGGATATTCTCACTTTCCTCACCTATATCCTGATAGTAGTATTCAATCTGTCCGTGTAAGTTTCTTTGCACAAACATGTTTTGGCTAGAACGAAGAACTAAATTATCTCCGGTCCACTCTAAATATCCTGTTCCAAATATTCTGGCATTACGAACCCAGCCATATAAAAGATTCTCAATGTTTATATCTCTAAACATTTCTTCTATACGTTCTCTTACCTCATCCTTGTCTGTTACAATATCAAAATTGTCTTTGACTGCGTAAAAACAAGGTAGGTCTATTAAACTACGAACAATAGGGTCCGATAGATATACATCCATATATATCCTTGGTTTTCCTAAGTGTTGTTCATATTTCTTCTTTTGCCCATAAGAATAGTCGTTAGTAAGTTTTAAACGCTTAATAACACCTGACCCAAAACTCACTGGGTCGTCTTCTTTAAAGGGGGGTGCGCTACCGGTTGTAGCGAATATTCTTCGTACTCTATCTAGAAACGCCATGGCTACCACTTATATAGTATAATCGTAACAGTATATAAAGATTTCGTCACAATGAATACCTACTTTTTGATTTGAAATTATGTCCCTTTGTCCTAAATAAGGAAGCTCCCGAGTGCCTTCCTATATTACTTGTAAGGTTTTGACGAGCAGAATTTTGTCTAGAAGATGCTACTGTAGCTGAACCGGGCAACATAGCTAAAGTGGCGTGTATTCCTAAAACAGAACTATCACAGTAGTCGTCGTGTTTACCATCAGGAGCGCTGATGCGTTCTGTCTTATTAGCTGCATCCATAACATATTGTAAGTCTACATGTTCTCTGAACCACTTGTTAATGATTTTTTGTCCCGGTATATCTAAATGTTCTGGATTGGGCACTCTTACTCTCTCTTGTTGTATGAATGATACATAGTCCCTAAATACTTGTGTTTTAGTTCCTCTGGGTCCTCCTGTAAAGATGAAAGGTATAAAGTGAATCTGGGGTACACTATTAATACACGCTATTCGGAGGTCTTGTTCAATAGCCCCACCAATTCCCGTAGCATCAATAATAACCCGACCAACACCAAAACTGCGAGCAATATCCATAATACGCTTACGCTGATATGGAATGTCGTGCCCGCCAGTTCTAGCGCTAATCTCTTCAATGTAAATAAGCCGTGCCACATCTGAATCATCAGCTTTTTCAGCGGCCCATACGCTAATGACAGTAGAATTAACAGATTTCCCAATGTCAACAGCAACAGTACAATGTTTTCCTCCTTCGAGAGGGGCTTCGGGGGTAGAGAGTTCATAGTCATGGAAACATGCCTTTAGTTTTTCTGGATTAAATATATTGGAAATACTTTCTACAAACTCACATTCGTATTCCGTTCTCCAATACATGGAATCTTCACCCCATTCCATCATCTTTCCAAGCATGTCTTCTTCAGTATATGCCGCTTCATAACTATCTCCAACCACTACTGCATCTCTCCATGAAAATACCATTCTAGTCCATGTAGGTTCATATGCATCATCATACAAATAACGCCACATGTGGTTGTCTTTTGATTTAGGCGTACCTAGATTTATGAAGGGGGCATTATTTGAAACTATCGCTGGTTCTACATTATCTACGAATAAATTATCGTCGATGAGAGGAGACTCATCAACTATACAGAATGTAGGGTGTTGGCCCCGTATAGCCTGCCCTTGATTGCTAGGCGCTAATGGAGCCCTGCGCATTAATGTGCCCCCCTTCATGCGTATATGGGGCTTATTGTGGAATTTATAATTATCTACTAGGCTGTCCAGAAATCTATTGTCTTTAAAGTGCCTATACACGTATCCGAAGATAAGAGCGGCTTGGTCCTCGCTAGGTGCGAGCACGAAGACTAAATCCCTGAAACGCTTGAAGAACATATAAATAACTACTGCTACCGAGAGGGCGTAGGATTTCCCACAGCCTCGTGGAGCTAATATTGCTACTTTACGCTGCTTCATGTCCTTGGGGTTAGTTAATGATTTAACCACAATCTTTTCTTGAAGAGGTCTTAATTTAAGAGTTCTTTGTTTACCGTCAACTAAATAAGATTCACAGAAAGCTCTCACGAGCAGTCTCATCTTATCTTCGTCGTCTCTAACGCTTTCAAATAGGTCTTCTAGCGAACGAGTGTCATAGACATTCTTACCCGTCAGGGCTGTCTTTAATTTCTTCCCCTCTTTCTTTATCGCTAGTTCCTTCATTTAAGTCCTCCAAAAATTTAGCAAACCCTTCGGTCTTCTGTTCGACCATAGTAGGTATCTCTATATTCAACGCTCGGAACTCCGTATGTATGTCACGAACGATTGAATTTCTTTGGCGCAAGAGCTCTGTTCGTAGGTTAACATCCCGAATATGTAGAGAAATTTCTTCCCACAGAACGTCTTCAAGAGACAAATTGCGAGCCAACAGGCGTACAAGCTCTTTGTGGCGTTCATATTCTGGTTCACCTACGCGCAGGCGCAAACGCTGTTCATACTCGTGTTCGTTCAAAGCTTCTTAGCGTTTGTAAGAGCTTCCTTAGCTTCTGCCTTGATAACCGCAACGAACTTGTCGTCGTTCTGGTCCCAAGTAGAAACAATTACATTTCTAAGCATTGCATCTTTCACGTGTTTTTGAGCTGTTTCATCCAGCTTCTCATATGCCTTCATCTGGGCTTTAGTTAGATATGTATCTAGAAGCGCATTGATTTCATCATCGTGCTTCCCTATATAAGCCATAACATAGGCCTTTACTGCTGGTTGGGTATATGTAATATATGCACCCATAGCTAACATAAGAGCAGCCATAAGCATAAGCTCAGGCGAACTGGTTAGCATATCCAGTAGACTATCTAACATTCCAGATTCTGGTTCCAACGTTGTAAGGTTGGTTGTTTCATTTGTCGTTGTATTATTTGTCATAATATCTCCTTTTGTGGGCCCCCACACGACACTTGCGTACATAATCCTGTGGAGCCTTGGCCTTAGGTAGGGGCCTATACATAGTAGTACTTACCACTATATAAAGCTTACTTCTTACCCTTCTTCTTAGGTTTTAAAGCAGGATTTTTCTTCCTCTTTTTACCTTTAAGTTTTCCAGAGCGGTCTCTGTACTCGCCTTTTTGCGTAGTGCGTTTGCGGGGCTTCTTTTTCGGGACGCCGTTCTTTTTTAGCTTCCCTCTTTTATAAGCCATATTAACCTGCTAAGCAGGGATTGCCGCCTCTACATCCGGCGCAGGGGATTCCATCTTTATCTGGACATGCGCTTTTTGCTTCCTTCTTGGGGGCTGCTTTCTTCTTTTTTCCTAATAGTCCCATTATATCACCTATTCTATTTTCTTGAGTTTATCGAGTAACTCATCCTCATGAGAATCATGTCCATTACGGAATGTTCCCTTCCTTGTCTGTTCTATCTGACTGTTCTGTTGAGCAGTCCATAATTCTAATACTTTATATATAATAACGAGCGCGGGTGAACCTATAATCAGAAGAACTGACTTAT